ATCACAAGGGCGAAATGTACAACCAGCTGCGCCTGACCCACAAGCCGAAGCATGGGCAGAAAAAAACAGTTGGTTTGGTGAAGACACAGGTATGACTTATGCTGCTATGGGTGTTCACCAACAGTTGATTAAAGAGGGCGTAGTCCCTAGTTCGAAACATTATTACGAAAGAGTAGACGCAGAAATGCGAGAACTTTTTCCACAAAAATTTGTCGGTGAGACAAAAAACGTGCAATCTGCCGTAGCAGGGGCCAGCCGAGGTGTTGGTTCTGTTAAAAAAGGAGCACGCAGTGTGAAACTCACACCTTCACAGATAGCAATAGCTAAAAGAATAGGTGTGCCTCTAGATGAGTACGCAAAATACGTTTAGGAGATGAAAATGACAGATCGTACCTCCAGATCTGCTGAAACTCGAGCTAAAACCGCTCGCCGTAAACCATGGCAACCGCCATCTATGTTAGACGCTCCTGAAGCTCCTCCTGGATATAAACACAGGTGGGTACGTGCAGAAGTCCGTGGGCACGATGACAAAGCGAATATGTCAAAGCGTATTCGTGAGGGATTCGAGCCAGTTAGAGCAGAAGACCATCCTGAGTTCGACGCTCCGACGATTGAGGACGGTAAACACGCTGGCGTAATAGGTGTTGGTGGCTTGATCCTCGCAAAAATTCCTGAAGAGACCGTCGAAGAACGTAATGATTATTTCCACGGAAAAACAGCAGAACAACTTCAAGGTGTTGACAACGATTTGATGCGAGAAGCTGATCCAAGAATGCCGCTACGACAAAGCGATATGAGGAGAAGCACTAAAGTGGAATTCGGTAGTCGAAAACCGGCTGCTGATTAAGTTATCATTTTCCTTAGAGGATTAAATCATGGCTAATACTGATGCCCCTAACGGGTTCACACCAGCCTACCACCTTTACGGTGGTACGATCCGTCCTCAGAAGTTGCGTATTGCTAGTGGCACCTCTGCTGCTATCTTCAACGGAGACGTTGTAAACCTATCTTCTGGGTACGTGATCCAAGGCACTGCGACAGGCACACCAGCTGGAGTTTTTGCTGGATGTTTCTATACCGCAACCGACGGTACTCCTACATATTCTACGTTTTTCCCTGCTTCAACAGCTACGCTGGGATCAGCAGACGTAGAAGCGTATGTATATACCGACCCAGCAATCGTATACGAAGCTCAATTTACTGCCGGCACTCCAGCCGTAAGTTTTATTGGTGCTAAATATACGATTACCACAACCGCTGGCAGCACTAACAATGGACGATCCAAAGAAGGTGTAACAGCGACAACAAGTAGCGGAATAGCGTTGTTGAATAGGTTCGTAGATTCTCCGAGTAATAGCATTGGTGCTAACGCTCGTGGGTATTTTTCGTTCCCAACTAACGTATTCGCTGTATAGTCGAAGGAGAGTAACTAATGGCTATTAATAGAGCTCAACTCGTAAAAGAGCTGGTTCCTGGCCTTCATGCTCTCTTCGGACTAGAGTATGATCGCTACGACGCTGAGTACGAAGAAATCTTCGAAACCGAAACTTCAGAACGAGCTTTTGAAGAAGAGGTAATGTTGACTGGTTTCGGCGAGGCTCCTGTAAAGTTTGAAGGTTCTGGTGTGACTTATGACACCGCGCAAGAATCTTTTACTGCACGGTACTCACATGAAACTATCGCTTTGGCTTTTTCATTGACTGAAGAAGCTATTGAAGATAATTTGTACGACACCTTGTCATCTCGTTATACGCGAGCACTTGCTCGTTCTATGATGACCACCAAAAACATTAAAGGCGCAAACATATTGAACAATGCGTTTAGCTCCTCTTTTGTTGGTGGCGATGGCAAAGAACTATGTGCGACTGATCACCCGACTGTAGGTAATGAGACCCAACGCAACGAGCTATCGACTGCGTCGGATCTTAATGAAACCTCACTAGAGCAGTCGCTGATTGATATCGCAGCTTTCGAAGATGAGCGTGGTCTAAAGATCAACGCACAAGCGCGTAAGCTGATTATCCCAACCGCATTGCAATTCGTTGCAGATCGTCTACTGGAAACTCCAGGACGAGTCGGTACGGCGGATAATGATATCAACGCACTACGCAACATGGGTATGGTTCCTGAGGGGTACACCGTTAATCACTATCTAACAGATACTGATGCGTTTTTCCTGACGACTGACGTACCTAACGGACTGAAGCACTTTGTGCGTTCGCCTGTTGCAACCAGTATGGAAGGCGACTTCGAAACTGGTAATGTTCGCTATAAAGCCAGAGAACGCTATAGCTTTGGCTTTAGTGACTGGCGTGGTATTTTCGGCTCTCCAGGAGCTGCGTAATATCGCAAAGAAAGGGGCACGAGTTGCCCCTTTTCTTTTTCTGCTGTATAAAGCAGCTATCCCTGACAGGTACATCCCGTACCTGACACTAGCCACGACAGGAGATCACAATGGCTAATACTACGTTTAACGGCCCCGTCCGATCAGAGAACGGGTTTAAAGTTGTTTCGAAAAACGCAAGCACTGGTGCGCTTACTGATGTAGTAGATATCGCATCTACCGGCATCGTGACGAATAAATATGTAAAGCACGTTGGTTTTGCTACAGGCGTTACGGTCAATACTACAGCGGGAGACAGCCCGACTATTGGTGAGTTTACCCAGCCTGCAAACACAATTATCACTGATATCAAAATCTTCTGTGATACCTCTCCTGTTATTGGTACAGGTGATATTGGTTATGAAGTTGGTACTTCTAGCTCTGGTGCGCAGATTGTTGCGGCAGTAACCGATGAGATTTTGGACGGCGGGACGACTGTTGTTGAGCACAATGTAACCACAACAACGCTGGTAACTCAGACTCAAAGTGGTACTACAGCGCCTGCGTCTGTTCAATATACAGATACTGCAAGAACGATTTTCTGTAATATTACGAATACTGTTGACGCGACAACTGCTGGCTCATTTACGTTTATTATTGAGTATGTGCAAATAGCGTAATAGGAGACGGATATGGCTGATGCAGTAACTTCAACAACTATTTCTGATGGTACGCATAAAGTAGTAATACAACTAACGAACTTGAGTGACGGCACTGGTGAAGATGCCGTCAACAAAGTAGATGTTAGTGGGTTAGCTGCTCGGGAAGATGGTACTGCTTGTAGTGGAGTGGTTATCGAAAAAGTAAGCCATTCAATTATTGGTTTTACGCAAGTACAGCTTTTGTTCGACGCAACTACTAATACAATAGCATTAGGACTAGCGCAAGATAGTAATGGCCATATGGATTTTAGCGAGTTCGGTGGTCTTAAAAACACCGCCGGTAGCGGTAAAACTGGTGATATATTACTGACTACAATAGGTGCGTCTTCAAATGATAGTTACGTTATTGTTTTAGAACTTATAAAGAACTATGGCTAATGGCTACATCAGGCACTCGTACTTTTAGTTTAAACGCTGCAGATGCGATTGAAGAAGCGTATGAATTAGCAGGTCTAGAATATCGAACAGGGTATGACGGCGTAACTGCGCGTCGTTCTATGAATATTATGTTTGCTGACTGGTCAAACAGAGGCATACAAATATGGGAAGTAGAACAAGTATCTTTAGATCTCGTCGAAGGTCAAACGACTTACGACTTAAATCAATTCGACATTGATATTCTAGACGCTGTAATACGTCGTACGACAAACAGTATACAAACAGATTTCCAACTAGATCGTATAGATCGTGGGGAATATCTAGATATACCTAATAAGCTGACGAAAGCGCGGGTGACTCAATATTATTTAGAGCGCACGATTACACCGAAGCTGTATGTTTGGCCTGCTCCAGAGAACTCTACAGATAAATTTGTATCGTATCGTTGGAAACGTATCCAAGATATTACGGCGGCTGTAAACGATGTAGATTTACCTAGTAGATTTTTGCCTTGCCTTACTTCTGGGTTAGCTTTTTATTTGGCTATGAAAAAGAATCCAGACAAAGCTGCGATGTTACAACCTCTTTATGAGATGAACTTAGTAAACGCAATACGTTACGATGACGATAGCTCGTTAAGGTTAGTACCTAAACGGACGTATTTGTAATGGCTTTCGCAGTAGGTAAATATGCTTACGGTGTATGTGATCGTTGCGGGTTTCGTGTCAAATATTTACAAATGAGAATGGAATGGACAGGTTTTAAAGTTTGTCCAGAATGTTTTGAACCTAAACACCCACAATTAGATCCTCCGCATCATGTTTCAGACCCAGAAGGTCTTAGACAAGCAAGACCAGAAGTGCCGCTGCCGCAAGCTCAATTAGGGCTAGTAAGAACTACAGGGCCGAGTAACACTACCGACTCAGGACGTAATATAGGGGGCCAATCATTAGGTGTTGTAGACCCTATAGGCACCGATTTTATAGGAGTTTCAGGTATCAGTAGCGTTGGGACTGTAACGGTGACGACGACATGAGTTTTACTTTAAGTACTTTAAAAACAGCTGTCCAAAATTATGTAGAAAGTGCTGAAACGACCTTTGTCGCATCATTAGATACTTTCATAAAAGAAGCAGAGGAAAGAATACTAAAAGCAGTAGAGCTTCCAGTATTCCGTAAAAATGTCACAGGCACGGCTTCCGCTAGTAATACTTATCTAAGTACCCCTAGCGATTTTTTAGCCTCGTATAGCCTCGCTGTAATCTCTAGTAACGTCTATTCGTACTTACTATTTAAACACGTTTCTTTTATTAG